CTTCTCGGCCGGGAAGCCTTCCCGGACCAGCCGGCCGAGCTGCTGTTCACTCGGGGGCAGCGCCAGCCAGCGCGCGTTCCGCTCGGCCAGCTTTTGAAAGGCTTTCGCTCGGTCCTCCCCGATCCCCATAGCCCAATCAGCCGGAAGCTGTTCATGGAGAACCTGGATCTTGCCGGCCTGGTACGCGGCCAACTTCCAGGTGTCGATCCCGACCGGCACCATGACCACCACCTCCTTACCGGCCCCCAGACACCAGGCGTCCCCCACCGGCAACCACCGGAGCCGGGAGCTGGCGAACAGGTCCACCTTGCCGGTCTTGCCGGCCCGGCACGTGTCGTGACGGGCGGCGCCTTCCTGGATCAGCTTCAGGGGAAGGGGGCGGGAGCACAGCCGGCACAGGTGGGAAGGGTCCACGCACGGACCACCACACGCGGCACACTTGCGGCCTTCCCCCGGCTTCTTGGGCGGGCCGGCCGGATCATCGGTGTCCAGGCCCAGGTCTACCACGGCCACCAGGTCATGGCGCTCGCTGGCCCCGGTCACGTCCAGGACCAGGAGGTCCTTCTTACCCGGGTACAGCCGGGTCCCCCGGCCCACCATCTGGACGTACAGCCCGTGGAACTTGGTCGGGCGCGCCACCACCACGCAACTGATCGAGGGCTCATCGAAGCCTTCGGTCAGAACCGCACAGTTGGTGACCACCTGGGTCTGACCGGTCTTCAGCCGGCCCAGGATGGCCCTCCGGTCTTCGACCGGAGTCCCGCCGCTGACCATCTCAGCCGGGATTCCGCGCTCACACAGCGCGGCGGCCAGGTGCTCGGCGGTCTCCACGGTCGGGGTGAAGGCCACCCCCTTCCGGTCCTTGGCGTAGGTCAGGTAGGCGTCCGCTATCTCCTCGATGGCGCCGGAGGACTCCAGCGCGTCCCCGAGGGAGCCGTCCTGGTAGTCCCCCCGGGTAGTCTTCACCTTCCCGAGGTCCATCGAGGTCCGGACCGTCTGACCGGTCACCCCGCACAAGTACCCGGCGTAGATCGCCTCCCGGATTGACATGTAAGAGACAACCTTCTCCCACACCCCGAGGGACTTCCCGTCCCGCTCGGGGGTGGCGGTGAACCCTACGGTCAGGGGACCGAACGGGGAGAAGGACCCCAGCCCGGTCAGGACCTTGGTCCAGGTGGGGGCCGGCGCGTGGTGGGCCTCATCGACCACCACGGTCTCCACCGAGCCGGCGGCCAACAGCGCGGCCAGGCGGTTGTCCCGGTGGATGGTCTGGACCGAAGCCACCACCACGTCCCGGTCTACCTCGTTGCGTTCGGCCTTGACCACCCCGGTAGCCAGCTCAGGGGCCACCATGCCGATCTTCTCTACGGTCTGCTGAGCCAGCTCATCGCGGTGAACCAGGACCACCGAGCGACCGAGCGTGCTACGATTCTTCAAGAGGTGGCAGAAAGTGACGGTCTTGCCACAACCAGTAGGGTGGACCACCAGGGGGCGCTTGACCCCCTGGCGGTCCGCTTCGGTGATGGCCTGGATAGCGTCGGCCTGGTACGGCCGAAGATCCAGCATCAGTGATGCCCCCGCTCCACCGTGACCTGGAACATCTTGCAATCCTGGCCAGCGTGCCGACCACGCTCCACCCGCTTACGACCCTTGTAAACGATGCTCACCCGGTCCCCTATCTTGGCTTCCCGGTTGGTGAGCTGACCGGCCAGATGGGCGGGGTACGCGATCACTCGGGTACGGTCCATCCCGCCACCCCAAAGATCCACGAACGGCACCGTGCCACCGAACGGTGTAGCGTGCTGTCCCACCTTCAGGACCACCCCGGAGATGTTCTCCCCTTCCTCCTGGGGGTTCCACGCTTCGGGGGTCCCCTCGGTGAGCTGTCGAACCGCGCAAGCCAGACAGTCCGGTACGGGCTCCATCATCATGGTCTTGATCCTTCCTCCTCGTTGCCCTTCCCCTGTAACTATACAGGCATGACGGTAAGGTGTCAACCCGGAGGGGTGATCGGGTCCTCCACGAAGTGGCCAGCGGTCACCACCTTGTCCCGGGCGCCAGCGATCGAGAAGGAGCCCAGGGGCCGAGCGGCCAGGCCGAGGGTCAACGACAGACCCCCGACCTGGCCGCAATCCAGGCACAGCTTGTTGATCGGTAACGCCGCCTTGCGGATCAGCATCACCATGGCGCGTCGCGAACGTCACGCCCGTCCGCTTCGGCGGCCCCGGTCACCGACCCCCATCACTTCGCCCCGGTCTCGGCGCGCTCGGCCTTGACCTGGCAAGCCGGACAGGTGTGGGTGGACCCAAACAGGCCCCCGACGAAGGACCAACCCAGGCCCTTGGCCCTAGCCTTCAACTCGGGCTTAAACAGGCTGGTCAACCTGGTGAAACAGCCACTTTGGTCACACTGGATTTCCCACCGCTTGATGAGCATGATCGATCTTCCTTCCTGGACAAATGAACGGGGGCCGGCCGGATCACCGGCCGGCCCCCTGTGGGAAAGGTGGGAGGGTCGGGTCCTGACGGGCTCGGAGGAACACGCGCCAGGGCCTCCCACCAGGACTACTCGGGGCGCTGGCCGTTACCGCGCCGGATGGCGATCCCGAAATGCCGGTAAGTCTTTCCGGCGTATCGACCCTTCTTGACGGGTTTCTCGCCAAAATACTTCACCGCGATCCGGTCCCCGGGCTGAGGGTTCGCGTCCAGGATTTCGCGCCGGAGCACGGAGCCGTACCCGATGACGCGAAACTTGTCCCCGTTCTTGGTCTCGATGGTCACGGTCGGGACCATCGGGTCCTCACCATCCTTGGCGAAGTCGGACCGAGTCTCGCCCACCTTCACCACGATCCCCGCGATGCCCTCTCCGGGCTCGGACGGGACCCACCCCTCTGCGTCGTCCTCCACCACCTGGTCCAGGAGGTCGTCGAAGTCATCCTCCGAGCCGGTAGCCGGCGCGTCGAACATCTCGTCCACCTCATCCTGGACGGTGGTCTTACCCTTGGCTGACATATCGCCAACCTCCTATCTACCTAGTTGATCTACCTAATTGGTGCCCGTCTCTCCGGGCTGTCACGCCGTTGTGGTCGGTAGCGTCCCGCCCCGGTTCCGCCCCGTCTGAAACGGGAGGGGGTCACCGGAAACCCTCCGTACCGCGTGGGCCTGGGCGGATTCGAACCGCCACCCAACCTCGACACGTAAGCCGAGGCCAGCTCTCCCATTGAGCTACAGTCCCTCGATGGCTCCGGCCCGAGGTCATCCTCGACCGTTCCGGACTTCCTGGAGCCATCACGTCAATCCAGCCGGCGGGAGATCCCGCTCCCGGGGATTCCGGTCTTTCTTGACGACTACTACAGTCTATCACCGATCGGAACCGGTGGCAAGTCGGGTCACTTCTTGGGGGGCCGGATGGTCAGCCGGCGGTAGGTAGACCGGACCCGGACCTTGGCGGCCACCTCGGGAAAGTCGCGCTCCAGGGCCTCCACGTCGATCCGGCTGGTGGTCACGTCGGGGTAGCTGACCACCTTCTGGTCCCCCAGGTAGCCAGCAGCGGCATCCCCCACGTGCATCCGGAAGTAGTTTCGGATCTCGTCCAGGCGCTTGGTCGCCTCCTCCACCTCGGCCTTGACCTTGGCGTAGTCCTCCAGCCAGTCGGCGGCGTCCTCCGGCAACTCCACCGAGGACTTGACCACCTTCGGGTGCTGGAAGCGCAGCAACTCCTCGGTCTTCGGGTGCCGGAGATCGTGCATCGGGGGCTCCTCGCCCAGAACGTTCACGTTCCAGAACCGCTCGGCCTCATCGGCCATTTCACCAAACCAGACCGGGTCGTACTCGATCTCCACCACGAAGAAGTCCCGGGCCTGACCCAGAACCAGGCACCCGAGCCAGCCACGCTCCAGGCCCAGGATGCCGAGTTGCCACTGAACCTGAGCCTGATAACCCATCGGGGCGGCCCCGTCCCCCTGGCCCCCTCGGGTGATCGAGCCCGAGCGCCAGTCCGCATCGTCCCCAGCGGTCTTGCACTCGATCACCCCCACGGCCTTCCAGGACCGGGGGCGGGTAGCGAACCGGTCCGGAGTCACCCGCAGGATGTCCCGGTCCCGGGCGGCCCACAGGCCCCCGCCGAAGCGGTGGGTCAGGTTGCCCACCTCATCGGCGGTCTTGGCGGCTACCACCTCCTCCAGGCGGTGGCCCCATTCCACAGCCGGCACATCTGAGAGGTCCTTCTCACCGTTGATCTTGGTGTTCCACACGCTGAAAGGGGTCTCGTACGCGGAGAGCCCCATCAGCGCGCCGATCTCCGAGCCGCCGATGCCACCTTGACGGGCGGCCAGCCACGCGGCCGGGCCGGCGCACGCGGGCAGGATCACCCGAGCGCGCTCGGGGTGGGGGAGAGTGGGGAACCGGTGGGCTGGGTGGGGGCAGGCCCGCCGGTTCCCGCTTTGCTTCATGTAGTCGTCAGGCGAGTGCATGTTGGCACTCATGTTCGAATCATCCTTCCTTCTTGACCTTGCTCAGCGCGTCCCGCTGGATCTTCGGCAGCTCAAACACAGGGTCCCCGGTCAGGTCCCTGACCATCACCCAGAGCCACCAGGCGTCGCACTGGTTGTCGTCGGTGAACTCCAGCCCGGAGCGCCGGTACGCGGCCACGGCCATAGCGGTCTTGTCACAGTTTCCCCGGCCGGTGGCGTACTTTTTCAGTGTTGCCGGCGGCACCGTGGCGTACGGGATGCCGGCGCTCAGCAACCCTTCCCGGACCGCCCCGTGAACCATCCCGGTGATCCCGGCGCTGTGCGCGTGGGTGGGAAGATCCTCGATCAGGACCAGC